TCATGTACCAATTTGGCGCATTTGTTTAAAAAATGTATGCCCAAACCAAACCCACAATAATCGGGGTGTATTACAAGACGATTGAAATGTAATTGCATCATTGTACCAGCGCGATGTGGCACGTAATTGGAAAAGGCTAAAAAGCCAATTTGATTTGAGCCATCCCATAAGCCATAAAACAATTGCTTACCACCGGCTAAATTCTCGCTTAAATAATGATAGCGGCTAAAGTAACGCCATGTGTGCCTATCGGTCTCATACACGTTGAATTCAAGCCGTTCTGTGCGTTGATAATCTCGCCAAAGTGACCTCCGGTCGGTGTACGTCTGTTTATTTGCGTCAATAACCCAATCAGGGTTTAACCATTCAACAACGTCGTAATGGCATGACAATAATACAATGCGTTTGCCCGTTTTGCGTGCGTGTTTCTGTATGCAATGGCTCATAACTTTTGCAACGGTTCGGTCAACAACGCTTGTCCATTCGTCAATCACAATCATGCCATCTTCACGCGCCATTTGTAACGCGCATTCCGCACGTGCCTTTTGACCATTGGACAACGTGTAAGCGGGTCGTATCCAACATGGCACGCTTGTTAAACCAACGCCACATAACATTTCCGCGCATTGGTCGTATGACATTGATTCGGGAAATTGCTCAATAATTGGGCGTTGTGGGTCGAGTATTTCATTGAAGCAATCATTACCCCATATATGCTTTGCCAACGTCGTCTTACCGCTTCCTGACGCGCCTACAATCAAACCTATGCTGTATGGGCTTTGTATGTCGGCTTTAACTTGGAAATGATGCGTTGATTTTTTCTCAGCATCGATGTCAAGGCTGTTTGCGGCTTTAATTGCGCGAAATGATTTGGCTACAGGCGATGCAAGGGTTAACTCATAATTTTGCACTCGAAACCTCGCTTTTGCATTTCTTCATAAAGCGTTTCCAATTCACGTTCGCCTGTACATTCAATTAACAATGTATTACGGCTGTCATCGGATGGCTCTTTAAAATCTTCGTCAATTTCAGCGTCGTCAAAATTTAATGCTTTTAATTCATCAACATTAAAACCAATCAATGAAACGTCAAATCCAGCGTTTTGCAATTGTTGAATTTCAAATAAAAGCAATTCATTATCCCAACCCGCGTTTAATGCTAATTTGTTGTCAGCAATGATGTACGCTTGTTGTTGTTGCTCGGTTAATTCGCCAAGTTCAATTGTGGGTACAGTTTCGTAACCAAGTTCTTGAGCCGCTTTTAGCCGACCATGACCGGCAATAATGCTGTTTTTTGCGTCAATCAATATCGGATTTGTAAACCCAAACTCACGTAGGCTTGCCACCAATTGCGCAATTTGCTCATCGCTGTGCGTGCGTGAGTTTTTTGCGTATGCTGTAAGTTCGGTTGTTTTTTTGTATTTGATTGCTAATTTTGTCATATTTTATTTGTGTTAATTATTTTAAAAATTTTAATTTGTACACGGTTGTATTAAGCAAATTTGCCACGTTGTCAATTTCGTTTTGGATTTCATTGTCTTGTGGCATTTCACCGCGATAATCCCGCACGTAATTGCGTAGGCTTATCATATATGCCAATGGTTCGGCATCGCCTGTTCCAAACATTGATGGATATGGTTCAATAATAACTTCATACGCGCCTTGGATTGATTCCACAAGCCCGTCAACCAAATCGGGAATCGAATCGTAATAACCGGCAAGGGCAACGTGTTCTGAATATGACAGCGTTTTAAAATGCATTAAATGAGTCAACGTTGCTGAGTGCAACAACGTGCTGACAAATGTGCCAATTAATTGATTGTCCATAATTGCTTCCTCTTTAAAACCGGATGCGTGTGCGGCTTGTCCGACTTGAATTGCTTTTTGTTTGCTTGCAAATGGTCCTTTACCGCCCCAATACCATCCGTCTGCTTTTTTGCTAATTGGCATACATTACCCCTGTTTTTGATATTGTCTGCGTTTGCACGATTTGATGCAACCGCAATTTGGCTCAATTTTCCATTCGGGAACATTGCCCCATTTACGCAATGATAACGACAACATTTCACGCATCATTTTGCATGATTCGTTAAGCAACAATCGTTGTCTGCACCCATAACAAGTAAACGAATAGCCGCCATGATATTGCTTTGCTTCCGCATACGTGCAATCCCGACACACTTCGCCGACTTGTATTGAGGTCATACAATTATTTCGGGTTTTGGCAATTTTGTTAAATGATACGTATAAAGCCAAACTGTTTTGCGACCACGTGATTGTTCATTTTTTATTGGTTCACGCGTCATGTATCGTTGACGCATAAAATAGCAAAGTCCCATTGAAATTTGGCTTGATTTCAATTCCGGCAATGCATGACGTATATCAGTCAATGTTAATGGTGCTTCTGCTGATGTAAAAACGTTTCGTATTTTTGTTGCCGCATTTGCCATAAAAAAACCCTCATGTATTAGATGAGGGGATTATGGCAGTTATGTAATATCTGTCAAGACGTTAAAACAGCAACAGCACGATTTTTTATTGCGTCGCCATTGCCAAACCATGTATTGTTTAATCGAGCATCATCTGTGCGTGATGGGTGATGATGGTCAAAATATTCGGTTACGGAATTAAGCAATGCCCATTTTGTATCGCCGACCAATTCAGCACCTTTTGCCTCGCCCTTAAACAAATCCAAAATTTTGTTGTATGTGCGATTTTTTTCCAAATTGAAATTCGGTGCTTGCATTTGGTCTGCCGTGAACAAAATACGCTTAATAAAATTATCTGCTTGCGTTGTTGTAATACGTTGACGCTCAAGATGTTTAGCCATTTCCATAAATCCATCAAACGATGCTACAGCCGCACCCAATTTTGATTTCATCAATTCGTGGTCAAACTTGCGGGCGTGTGTAAATGACACGCAGTGCGCGTTGTCTTGCATTGACAATGACAATGTATTGTTGCACACGACACGCACGCTGGTGAAGCGGGCAGTCGTTGCCAATGATTTGTCTGCGGATGTGGACAACAATAAAAAGCCCCCAACGCCATCGCCATCACAAACTTCACCAAATTTGCCCGTTTCGGCTAATGCCCAAAAACGCTTGCCACCAAACAATGTTCCGGCTGTATGTAAGCGGAAACCTGATTCTTCGACCAAATCACGGAAAAATTCCAATACATCGGCGGGTTGAACCACTTGATAACGGTCGGACACAACGGACAATGGTTGTTCATTGTCACTGCGAAATAATACGTTTTGCTTGGGAAAATTTACAATGTCACCATAAAAACCGTGAGGCATAAAACAAACGGGTGATGATTCAATAGTCCAATCCATACCAGCGGCAACGCGCCATTGTTCGATGGTGGAATTTTGGTCAAGTGCTTGACCCAGACCATGCCAAGGGGTTGCACCCACAAAAGCCATTTCTGTGTAGCCGTCAGCGCGGATTGTAAGTTCGTGTGCCATGATTAATTTCCTTTTAAATAATTAACGATTGATAAAAAAACATTGGTTGGCGTGGCTAACGCCTTTGGAATCGATGTAGTTTTCGCCACATCCGGCCATGTATTCAATTAAGAATAATGCACCGCCTAATACAAACACTAAGCCAATAAGTCCTTGTAAAACCCAAATTGCAAATTGTTTAATAAATTTCATGCTGTCACCTTGTTCATTGTTGCAAATTCTGTCAATGTAACCAAACGCACGTTTTGACTGTCAATGCGCCAACCTTTAGCACGTGCAAATCGGATTGCTTGCATAAACGTGCAAGGGATTGTTACTTTGTGCCATGTGTTGTCATAGTCGCTATGCAAAACAATTAAATAATCTTTTTTCCATGCTGTGTTTTTCATAATTGCTTCCTTTTGAATGTTTAAAAAATTACGACATTTGCTTGTGTCGTGAAAGTATTATATCAAATATCCGTAATGTATTACATCCAAGGCAAAAAAACATGGCTTAATTCGTTTAACAAACGACGACGGCTGTATGTATCAAGCGATTGATACGCTGTTGCCATTGCTTTTTCAAATGGACTGCCATGCAACAACATATATTTAATTGCATCAGAAAAATTAAATTCTGTGTGCTGTAAATTTGTCAAAACTTCGGGTTGCAATGTTTTCATCATGATTAATTTTCTTTTAAATGTTTAAAAATGGGGGGCTTTCACCCCCGTTGCTCTTATTAATTGATTACGTTGAAGTGAAAGTGGATGCCATAGTTCAATGCATTAATACCAATGAACAATGGGTAAAAACGACCATCTGTGTGCTGTGTCACGATGTAACGAATAGCACCCAAATGAGCCTGTTCTAAATTAGGGCTGATTTTTTTGGCAACTGCGGCGTGTGCGTTGGCGGCAGTTTTGTAAGTTTTTGTTGGGATGATTTCTACGTGTGTCATGATTTATTTCCTTTTAGATGATTAATGTATGACGTGTTGTCATGATTAGTATTATATCCAAAAACCGCGTTTCTGGCGTTTCTTGCAAAATAAATTGGTTTCTGTTGAAAATACAACACTTTTTACACAATGAAACATTTTGTCTTCAAACCAAATTGCTTGCGTTAAAACTGGTAATGCGGGTGCGAGATGGGGTTACATGACGTTTTATGGTGAAAAAAAAGGGAGACACTTTTCAGCATCCCCCTTAAACCAACGAGCGCAATGGCAACCGCACTCAATTGCATTGTGCATTATTTAAAATGGGATGTCATCATCCATTTCAAATGTTTCTACGGGTTTTGTTTGTGCCCGTGGCGTGTCAGCACTTTCGCTTTTGCTGTTTAACATTTCCATTTTTTCACCAATGATTTTGGTTGTGTGGCGGTCGATGCCATCTTTGGAATATTTTTCCGTTTTCATTTTTCCTTCAACGTAAACTTTTGAACCTTTTTTTAGGTATTCGCCAGCGATTTCAGCCAATTTGCCAAACAACGCCACGTTGACCCATTCGGTTACCTCTTTGGATTCGCCCGATTTGTCTTTGTATTTTTCGCTGATTGCAATTGAAAAATTACAAACCGCTTTGCCGTCGGGCATGAACCGCATTTCGGGGTCTTTGCCCAAATTGCCGATGCCAATAAATTTATTTACAGCCATGATTAGCCTTCCAATTTAATGATTAATTGATTGATTTCGCCCAAAAACGCTATCGTTTCGGTTTCCATCTCTTTAATGAGATTTTCATCTCGTTCTGCACGCACAATCAGCAAGCGATTGCGCTTTGGCAGTCGGGGGTCGTAAGACACAAAGTCGCACCATTGGCGACCCGTGACCCACAATTGACATTGGATTTGTTTGTAATACTCAGGCGGTATTCTGTTGTCAAACAAATAACCAAGGTGCGTTGTAGTATTGGGGCATTTCACTTCAATCAAGCCATCGTCGCCAACAAGGCGGTCTGGTGACACGCCAAGCCACGGCATCGTTGGGTGCAACCAAAAGCCTGTGCGTTCAACAAAAACGTTTTTAGCCGCTTCGTATTCAATGCACGCAAATTGTTCTTGTTCAACGCCCCATTCCATAGCCGCATTTGTAAACGATTCACCCGTTGTCATTGTCAAACGTTCGGCAACCAATTTGACTTTGTATTTGTAACGCCCAACGGCTTCAGCATTGCCTTTGCCTTTGGACATTACGTCTGCCATGTTGCTGGCTGTAACGTGACCCAAACGCGCTTGTTTCCACTCGTCTGAACCTTGCTCAATGTTTATGTATGGTTGTTTCATGATTTTTTTAATTTATCTTCAAGCAAAATATCACGAATGGATGTTTCAATAACATCCCAATTAATTCCAAAATTGGCATCAAATGTATGTGTGACGTGATACATAACGCGTATTGCTTGGTCATTGGTTATTTTTTTATTCATTTGGTTTGCGGCATCCAAAATGTCATCCACATTCCAATCACTACGCAATGTATAAATTCCATTTTTACAAATAACTTTTGCCATTACGCGACCTCCGTTAACTTTTGCTTGCGTGTGTCTTTTGCGGCTTCCAATTGGCGCATCGCGTCTTGATTGCCTTTTACTTGTTTAACAGTTGCAATATAAACTTCGCGCAATTCTTCCAATGATTGTGCAAGCCAAATTGCCTCAAGCATTGTTTCCAATTCAATGGGTTCTTCTTCAATATGCGGAACATCTTCGCCCGCGTACACATATAAACCAATTCCAAACGTTGCAATGCATTTGGCTAAACAGCGCATCATTGCATCTGAAATTTTGCGTGCGTCGGGGTTTTTTATGGCGTTGTTTTTGTTGTCCATGACAGGCAAATGCATATACATGGATTTACCCATCGCGTTTACAGTGCATGACACCATTACGGTTTCACCAAAATAACTTGGCTCATGGAAACCCCAATGTGCGGTCGGGTCTTCTTGCAATAAATAATCAACTGCCCATGCCCATGATAGGTATGACAAATTGCCTTTTTTCTCGACGTGCGGGTTGACGTTAATTTTTCGTAATTCAATAAATGTTTTCATGATTGCCCCATTTCTTGCTTTGCTAATTGTTTTGCCTTGTCTTCACAATAATCGTGAACCATGTCACAAATGATTGTGCCAATCTCCAATGCACCCATGTGGCCTCTTGTAATGGCTTCTGTTAATCGGGTTTTGTACGGTTCAAGGTTTGCGTCAAATAACGCATCCATAAACATTTCGTAATTTTGGGGATTCCAATCAGTTTGCAAATGCCGTTGTGTGCGCATTTCAAATTCGTGCATGAATTCGTCTGATTCGTGTTTGCGGCTGTCAAGCCATTGGTCATATACTCTACTCATAATTACTCCGTTGTTAAACATAGCACCCATTGTGCTGAATGTATTATACACAAATTTACAATATATGACACGTGACGCTTTAAATTTAACCATCCCGTTTCCCCCAAGCGTCAATACGTATTGGGGTTTTAAAGGGTCAAGGCGTTTTCTTACGTCACGCGCAACGTTGTTTAAAACGGCTGTTAATGCAGAATTTACGCGTAATGGACATGATGGTTTTGCAAACAAAAGACTTCACATAACAATTGAGTTGTACCCGCCCGATAAACGCATACGTGACATTGACAACGTGGTGAAATCGACGCTTGACGCATTGTGTCAATGTGGCGTGTTTGACGATGATGGACAAATTGATGTGTTACACGTTGAAAGAAAAAACGTTATCAAATGGGGCGCGGCAAAAATAATTATTCAAACACTTGTGCCGTAATACATTTCCGTTTATAGTTGTGTGAAACACGGCTAGGCATGGATTGATCCCCATGTCGAAAAGCGTACTCCCCGTCTGCCGTTGTTTCTTTTTGGGAGATTTGCGGAGAGTGCAATGCACTACTATCAATTTAATGTTGGTGATTACATCAAAAACACCATTCATCTTTTGCCGTTGGAAGATTTAGCATATCGACGTTTGCTGGATTTTTATTACGATTCAGAAAAGCCAATACCCAACGACATCCCATGGGTTTCCCGTCGGTTACGTTTAGATACGGATGTTGTTCAAAACGTATTAAATGAATTTTTTGAATTAACTGCCGATGGGTACAAAAATCATCGTGCAGACCTTGAAATTGGCAGTTATCACGAATACATGGCAAAGCAAAAAGCCAATGGTAGCAAAGGTGGCAGACCAAAGAAAACCCAAACGAAACCCACCGCTAACCCAAACCAAACCCAAAATAACCTTAAACAAGAAACAACAAACATAAACCATAAAACAATTAATAAGTCACAGCGCGGCACACGCCTCGCTCAAGATTGGGTTTTGACAAAATCATTGGGTGAATGGGCACAAACGGAACGACCCGATTTAAACATCAGGCAAGTTGCCGAACAATTTAAAGATTATTGGATTGCACAAGCGGGACAAAAAGGCGTGAAACTTGATTGGGCGGCGACATGGCGAAATTGGGTACGCAACAGCAAAACGGCGAAACCAAATTTGTACGACGTTGCAAGGCTCACAGTGCCAATGAGCAATGAGCCTGACCCTGCGCTTGAAAAAATTAAAGCAGATGAAAAAACAACCCGACCCCCAACCCAAGCCGAGCGTGAAATGCTGGCATCTTTAAAAAGGAAATCATGATGAGCAAAACATTAAAACTGGCGTATTGCGATTACATAGCCAATCTAATACATCAAACATTAATGAACAGAGACACCGAATGTTTGATTGACCAAGTTGGCATGGTGCAATTTGACCTCGGCGAATTTGGCGAATTTTGTTCCACCACAAAAACGATTGATGTATTGGATATGTTTGGCAAACAATATCGCGTCACAGTTCAAGAGTTGTAAATGCCAAGACCCAAACCACCCGAAAAACTTATTGGCAGACAAATACGAATGTCAGATAGGCAATGGATTATTTTTAACCAACTTGGCGGGGCTGAATGGTTCCGCAATTTCTTGGACAAAAAAGCACCAATGCCAAAACAGTATTACACCGCAATCATTCAACAAAAGGAAACGAATCATGACAGAACAAGACATCAGCCCGTTTAAGGCACTGGATTTTATACGCGACAACGCATCAGAATACGCACAGGCGAAAGCAAACGTCGTGTACATGACTGAGTATCGCAAAACAATTAAAGCGTCGCTAATGGCATCATCAAGCGAACGAACCGAATCGGCAAAAGAAACTTATGCGTATTCACATGACGATTACAAAGCGCATTTGCGTGCGTTGGAACAAGCCGTGGCTAAATGTGAACGGTTACGTTGGCTAATGATTGCGGCAGAGGCCAAAATTGAAGTGTGGCGTAGTTTAGAGGCATCAGCAAGAGCCGAAGGAAGGGCAACAACATGAAACATAAACCATTTGGCAACACACCTCCATCAAAGGAAACGCTGTTAAAAATTGCGGAAATTTGTGAATATTCTTTTATGGGTCGTGATGAAAGGCGTATGTGGTATTGCCTATTAGCATGGGCAAATTACAAATTTTGGCTTAAATACGAATGGCCTAATGATGATGAATGACCATAACAAGCGGTATTTAAATTTTTACCCTACGGTTACTGAATTGGAAATTTGTTGGTTTATAGGCAGAAAACGGCACGAAATTACCAGTAAGCAAGGCACAGAACGCAAACAAGACCCCACGCAAAACGCTTTGCAAATGTCTGTCAACGGGGTTATTACAGAATATGCCGTCGCAAAAGTGTTAAACCTAAATTTTGATTTAAACTGCGACTTCAGAAAATTTGGTGCTGATTTAACGCTATCTGATGGCAGAACAATTGATGTTAAAAGTACATTTACCGAAGGCGGCAATCTGAATGCCGTGAGTTGGTCTGTCGAAAAGCCATGCGACTTTTTTGTCTTAACTGAAATTCGCGCATCTCATGTGCGGCTTGTCGGTTCAATTGGGCGAGACAAATTCCTGCGACCTGAAAATCTAATAAACGTTGGTCGCGGTGAGTTTTATTCGGTTCCTCAATCTGCTTTAAAGTCATTTGATGAAAAATATTACAAAGAAACATTATGAACAAGTCGCATCACTTGGGTGCATATTATGCCGATACCTTGACCTTGGACAAACGCCGTGTGAAATCCATCACATTAGACGATTTGGCGGTAAACGTGACAATGCCCCTGTCATTGGTCTATGCACAGAACATCATCGCGGTAACACGGGTGTCCATGGGCTTGGGCACAAAGGATTTGAAAAGCACTACGGCATCAGCGAACACGAATTGCTTGAATTAAACAACAAACAATCTAGTTCCTTGTTTGTCAATGATTAACGCTTGTTTACGCGGTGCGCGGGCGGGTTCATTTGGAATACTGACGTGTGTCCATCGGTCAAATTCCCTTATCACTTGGTCATACGGCAAATCAGACGCAATGATGGCACGCACCACCGCGTCAGGGGTCATACTAGGCACGCGTAAATCAGCCGCACAACCTATGCGATGCTGTGATGTGTCCTTACTGCCTACCGCGTCGTTAACCGCTTTACTGCGGAACGCACTGTTAACCATAATTGGCTTACCGCCAAGTACGGTTTTGAGGTTTTCAAGGAATTCAGCCAATCTTTGAATGTTTGCCAGTTCGGTTTCATTTGGAATGTTCTCCAGTTCGCGGTGGTCGGTGTGCGTTAATTCCTCAAGCGTAAAATGTGGTGTCATTTTTTAACCCTGTCTGCAATTTTTTCCATCGTTCTGCCTCCAAAGTAAAACGACATGACCAACATACCCCATTGCCCAAGCAATTCAACGTATGCACCACGGGTTTCAAAATCAAAAATTGAAGCGGTAGCAAAGCCGGAATAGGCAACCAACAGGAATATAAGCGTCATAGGGCGTATATTTTTGGACAGCCAACTGTCACTAGCCATATCCGCTTCAACGCGTCTGGTGACGTTTTCTTGTTCAACCTCAAACAATTTGGTTTCGTTAGCCATGCGAGCCAACTCACCGTCTTGTACCATTTTTTGCAGTTCAAACTGCGCTTTGGCTTTAGCCTCGGGGTCAGGTATCAGTTTGTCTATCAGTTTCCCGCCCACTTGCAAGAGTGCATCTAATCCCATCATCTTTGTTCTCCTTTGGTTTCTCAGAATCGTCTTGGTTCAGTTTGATACCACTCAGAAACCCAATCATCCCGCCAATTAGGGTGCTGAACGCTGGTGAAATCATTTTGAAAATTTCCGCATTGTCCACCTCTTTTGCCCATAGCCCCAACATAAAGGCGACCACCATGCTTAACACGGAGAAACACAGGGTCAGCGTTACGCAAATTGTCACTGTGTAAACCAGTTTGTCTTTGGTGTTTTGCATAATATATGTCAGGCCATGTCATACAAAGATTTGAAAACGTCTGCGGTTTCCAAACATCTCAAGTTCAATTGTATTTTGTCTTGCTCGTTTGTTGTACAACTCAAGGTCAAATGCTTCAGTCGCTTTTTCAATTTTATTTGCTTTGACCGCTTGTTTATATTCTTCTTGTACGCGAGCAACAGCCGCATTAAACGCAACAGTTTGCACGCCTTGTCGCTCAATAATGTACGGATACCATTTGTCTAACGTAATCATTTTTTTTCACGCTTCAGTGCCTCTTGATACCCGTGGATAATTAACGCCCTTGTTTCCGCAGAATCCGCTGTGCCCGCCCATTCTGCCAAATTATTCCAAATGATTACATAATCCGCAGAACCACATTGTTGTTCATTATTTTTTAACCATGCAATCATCTGTTGATGCCGTACAGATGGATTGTGTATCGTATAACCTATGCCATAAAACTCACGCACGTGACAGCCATTTTTGGCTACGGCTCCAACCAACAACAGCAACAGCAACAAAAGTAAAAGCCAGCGCATTTCATTGCCATATCCAAAATATTGTTAGCGTTCCCCAAATTACAAAAATTGTTATGACTGCCGCAAAGATAAATGCTTCAGTCCATTGATTCATCGCAAGTGCACCAATGAGGAATACACCACGCCCGCCATGCCAAAAAGCATAGCCCCGCAAGCCTTGATAATGATGCCTTCTAATCGCTTAATACGCGCACAAAGCATTTCATAACGCAATGTGCATATTTCTTCATGGGCTTCTAATTGTGTCGGCATTTTCGACCTTATCAAAGGTTTTGTAATCGGCATCCATAAATTGCATATTGTTCCGCAATCGTTGGTCGTCAGGGGCTAATTCTATGGCTTTTAGCAACAGTTGTGTTGCCTCATCTTTTAACCCAAGATGCCATGCGCTAATACTTCCTAAATCCCAAGGTTGTGCGCCCCATACATCAGGGTTCATTGTATAAACCAATTGTTTATCTTTTATTTCAAGTGCTGATTTCGCCGCAGAATAACATTCAACCCAAAGGCTACGGCGGTAGCAGAACATTGCCAGTTCGCACCAAGGTTCGCGGGTGTTAGGGGCTTCGGCAATGGCTAGGCGATACCACTTATGCGCTTCTACGGATTGTCCTAATTCTTCATGCGCCTTACCCAACAAACGCATTGCATAGCACCGTTCGTTTTGCCAAGTGGCTTCGGGCATTGCAAGGTACTTATTAAGGGCGGTAATCGCATCGTGCCAACGCGCATAGAAAGTTAGTTCCCGTGCGTGATAGAACGCGTTACGGGGGCAATGCACATCTTCTTTAACCGCAAGTTCCAGTAGCGGCATATATTGCCCGCGGGATTTGGTATTGTCGGGCAAGTGCTTAACCAATAACATATCGGTATGCGCGTAAATTTCCGTAATGCGACCATCAGGGCGCGGGTACTCATGTACGGGGTGATGCCAATGGTATCCGTGACGGTGATGTATCTTTTCGTAAAAGAAACTTATACCGCATCCCCAATCAAATTTGTATCGTAGGCGCGTAGTGTTTTCTTGCCATACGCGTTCGATTTCTTCGCGCCAACCATCCATTAACACTTCATCTAAATCTAGCGAAATGCAAACATCAATATCACGCGGCAACAAGGCTAAAGCGGTATCACGCGCTTTATCAAATCGCCAAGGGCTAATGCAAATGTCGTGAACTACCGCGCCGTTTTCTATTGCAAGTTCTACCGTTCTGTCAGTAGAACCCGTATCGGCAATTAAGATAATATCGGCATCTGTAGCAGAATCGCAAAAACGATTTACAAATTCTTCTTCGTTTTTGCTGATTGCGTAAACTGCTATCTTTAATTTTCTTGTCATGTTTTGTATTGTGTCGTTTGCGTTGGCGGCGGTGCGGGTGGTGGTGGCGGTTTAGGATACAAAAATAATATTGCGGTTACGGCGGGAAGCAGTTATGCAGTTCAAGTTGGTGCGGGTAATACTGTTTCTGCGGCAGAAGATTCTTATTTTATAAATACAGGGACTGTTTCAGGCGGTGGCGCAATTGGGCTTCAATGCGGTGTATTTACAGGCGATGGAGGCGGTCAGGGTGGCAACCGTGGTGCTACTTCTGCTTATGGCGGCGGCGGCGGCGGCGCGGGTGGTTATGCGGGTGCGGGTGGAACTGGTGGAACTGGTGATGGTTCGCCAGTTTCAGACGCGCTTGCGGGCGGTGGTGGCGGTGGTGGCGGTGGTGGTGGCGGTTTCCAATATTATGACCCGTGTAGCGGTCAATTTTTTATAGGTGGTTGTATTGTTGGCGGGTTAGGAATATTTGGTGTAACAACATCAACTAAAACCCAAGCATTTAATTCTGCAAGGTATGCAATCCACGCATCTTTGTACGCATCGTTTTGTGCGGCATCAATTATTTGTTGCGCTATGATTTTTAAATATTCAACATATTCATTTGCGCTATCTGTTAATTCTTGAATTTTCTGTGTTTGTTCTTCGGCGGTCATAGCGCGAATAGTCCAAACATCTTTATAGACACCATCTATCAATTGGTATTCAGATTTTTCAGAAACTATTTCAAATGTATTTGGTATTGGTTTGCTAATTCTTTCAAAACGCGCAAATTCAGATGGCAAATTGTTTACATCTATTTCGGGAAATGCTTGGTAAAAATTTTCAGCCAAAATAGGATGCTCAAAAGGCATACCATCTTTAATTTTTATAAATAATTCCATCATAAATCACCCGTATTTGTTGACGGAAATGCGCGACCCGTACCCCAAATAATACGAACCCCACCACCGCCGCCAAGTCCTGAACCACCACCACCGCTTACATTGCCTTGACCCGCGCCACTTCCAAATTGAACGCCCGCCGCGCCCGCGTTTGTACTTGCACTAATACCAG